ATCCCGCACTGAGCCCAAGTCTGTTCATAGGAATATTATTATTCCTACAGCCAAAACAGACAAACTTATAATTTTCTACTCTGAAATAATCCGTCATTTGAATGAAAGCTCTGAGTACTTTGGAAGAACCCCGGTACTCTGGAAAGCTCCCACCAAACTCAATGTAAGCACCTTTTTTTGGGAGATCCTTAACAGTGGTGTAGATAATAGGTGCGTCTTTTTCTTCATCAATAGTCATTAAAGCAAAATCAAGTGAGCCAGGCTCGTAGCCGACGTCAGGCTCAAAAACGCTAAGGTGCGCGTTCTCTGAGAATTCCTTTAACCACAAATCTTTTTCAACCCGTATTGTTCTCATTTATTTTCCTAATACAGATCCCACTCCACCCATTACTCCGCCCTTCTCTCCCTTACCACGAGAAGCGGCGTAGCTTGCTTGCCCAGCTTTTCCAGCTGCGTAAGCCTGCATTTGTTGCCCATATTTTGCGACGTTAAATTGATTTCTTGCAAGTTGGTCTGCTTTACGAGAAGCAAGATTTTCTTTCTCACCCTCACGACCAAGCTCAAATTGTTTCTCCATGATTCCTTGTTGACCCGATACATCCTGAGAAGTGACGTCTTGTTGATTACCCATTGCATCTCGCTGCGCCTGCATCGCAAGACGAGCCTGCATCGCAGGAGTTAAACCTCCACGGCTTGCTAGTTGAGCTCTTTGATTTGCTTGTGCTTGAGCGGCTTGGAGAGCGATTCTATTTCTAGCACTACCAATATCTTGCTTAAGACGATCTTGTGCAATTTTGGTGTAGCCTTCTCCGCCTGATAATTTGTAGCGATCTAGGAGTTCGCCTGTTTTATTATCAGTAATACCTTCGTAGTTAATTTTCTCAGGTGCAACTCCTGGATCAAGGGAAGCAAGTTGAGCGTCAAAGTCTTGTTTTGCTCTATCTCCCTGCCCACCCAATACGCCGCCTAAAATTCCAGCTACTGGAGCCGACACTACTTTTGCTACTGACTTAACGACTTTTCCCATATATTAGTTTCCGTACCAATAGTTATAAGAATCAAAATCAACGTAATGACTGAGATCTTTTCTAATTTCTGTGTTTTCGTCAATGACTCTATTAGATAGCGTTTGAATCATGAGATCCATCATTCTATCTAAAGATTCCATGTCTGCTGACGTGTCTGGATGACCCTCTTTTAAGTGACACTTCCAACGAACATATTGATTAATGATGTTGGAAAACTGAGGTATATCACAAAGGCTTGTTTCATCTACGTATCGATTTGCACCTCTTAGATACCAAATCTTTAAAGGAGAGTTTGTGTAAGTAGCGTTGAAAGCGGGATAAATTTTTAGCTTCATTCCAGCCGTGTCTGGATTTAAAATGATGTATCTGTAGGAATCATTAGCGTTTACAAATAAAGTGTCGTTGATGTTCTTAATGGGCATCATTTCATACTTATCAGCGTCTCCATTTACCCAGTGAGCTTTTCTAATTTTATTGGCGTAAATATTTGATGGTAAATCTACCTCGCTTTGACCTGATGTAACGTTTTGCTCGTTCATGGTCATGAAGTAGTCTTCGTATACAGTATGTATTGTACCCTCCACCATCTCAACGGCTTCATTATAAAGAGCCTGAATCTCTTCGGGCTTAATGAAAGTTTCTTCGTTAAGGTCCAAATCGTTTTTAAGTTTTGTCGATAAATCCGAAAACAAAGGGTAGTTCATTCAAAGTTCTCCCGATATGCTCCCACTAATGCTCGGACTGTGACTGGCCCCGTGGTAGTTACTACTAAAAATTTATCAGTAAAATCCTCATAAAGAAAGGTTATGGCACCAGTTCCCGTCTGCCTCGTTACTATTACATCCTGCGGCACATAGCCTAAATCATGGGCAATGAGTAAATTAGTAGAAGCTGCTGGAACTTCTATGTCCATTTTTTTCCAGTCAAACTTAGCCACTTCTTGAGCTCTTAGATTTTGCTCTAAGCCCTCAAAATTACGCCTAGTCATTCGGTCTAAGATCTCACTGGTAAATGGTGCAAAACCCTTCACGGTTCACCCGTTTCTGCCTTACCACCTTTGTAAGTTCTAAAAGTGTTTGGCGTGAGAGGTGAGAAGTAAATAATATAGCTCATGAGCTGCACTATCTCATTCTTAGGTTTACCCTGAATAATCCACTGATTTAGGTCAAAATCTATAGTGTTAAAGACCGTATTTATACGGTTTGTAGGATCAAGTAGCTGAATCTGAGTATCGGACAATCGCTCCACAATTGGAAACCTAGCAGAATCATAAAGTGGAGGATCTACGTTACCACCTAGTCCAATGTCGTAATCTTCGATGTCTAAAGGCCATGAAAATGCGGGATCGTCTAGAGTCAAAATTTTAGTCACTCTATCTAAGGACGCAGTTGTGATGGAATCGCTATTTATAATATTTGTGTAAGCGTTAGTTAACCTAATTTGTTTGTAAGAACATCTTAGGCCACCAGCTGGGAATCTACGGCGTTGCTCGATTAATCCAAAGAAAGCCCACTGAATGGTATCTGTTCCCCAAATAATATCTTCTTGCCCCCATACGCAGGTGTCTCTAAATCTAATTTCTTTCAAAGGATCTTCAACGCTGGAATCGTCGTTAATAGAGTAAGCTTGAACTGATACGTTTGAGATATTTTTTAAAGTAACAAGTAATTGGCTAACCCATTTGCGAACCATTGGCATTCCAAAATTAAACGCTACAGATTTGTAGTCCCAAATAATTGCAAGCTTCGTCCAATCCTCTGGGAGTGCTAATATATCTACTTTTGGATCTGTGGCTACGTCTGGGTCATGTCTAAATAAATATCCTCTAAAATCTGCCCTGAGTAATTCATCGTTATATAAATTAATTGCCGATGGCGCAAAACTCTCCCCGTTCGTCCAGGTGGTGAATGTGGAATCGAGCCTAATACCATAACGAAGATCCAAAACAAGTAACGTGTCGTTGTCATCGCTTGCTTCATCAGCCCTCACAGTCCAGTAAATTTTACTGTTTAATGCGTCGTATTTTCCTTCGATTCTTGTGTAGAATGCGGGATCTGTGATGTATGTTTTATATCTTTCGTTGATGGAGTCTGAAATTTTATTAACTTGGAAGCCGTCTGTAAAATAAACGCCGTCATTGCCAAAGAAGAAAACACCATCACGAGTCTGTACGATAGAGCGATGAGACAAACAGCCAGTAACTTTAGAGATTTCTTCATAAGTCATCCCGTCTCGGCCAAGCTCATCAAAGTAACCGTCGATTCGGAAAACTTTGGTCTGACCAAAAACAATCAAGTTACTATTATACGAACTTCCTCCTGTAATGGTATCCCTGACATCTAAAAAGAAATCTACTGGGCAAGCATCGGGGTCATCAGTAACGGATTGACGAATACGGCTTGGTAAAAATTCAGAGCCTTCTTTTAAATTCATATAGTACGCACGTCCGTTCATGACGTGAATGAATTTAGCTAAAGGCGGCTCGTCGTAATCTAGCGTTCCACCTGCTGTATAAATTGTAATTCCATTTGCTTGAATGGTAGCGTCTGAGAAATTATCAACAAAAACTGTTGTTCCGTTTGTGACTTCTCCTACTTTAAAACCAACCTTCCCACCATTTGTAGTTCTATAAATTTCTACTTTAATGTTAGCGGTGTCGTAAGCGGTTCCACCCGCATTTGCTAAAACTGCAATAGCTGAAATGTTGTTTTGATTTACGCTTGGATCTGATGAGTTAAGAACTTGTACTTGTACGACTGATGACTGATCTAAGTACTGAGTTGTTCCAACTAGGTATGTGTAGCTTCTAACGAAGTAGTAAATAAAAGTCTGAGCACCAACTACTGTTGGTGTAATAACAGGGTCTGTTGCTAACGGAGGTAGTCCAGCTGTTCTAACTACTGGTGTATTTGTACCGTCTTTGAAAATCTTAATGGGTTTAGCAAAACTATCATTCACTCCGTAAATGTGACGGTTCCACTCACCAAAACTTGTATTACCTAAAGTAATTGATCCAGCGTTAAAGGCTGGGTTTGACCCCGGTGCTTGAACTTCTACATATGCAGTCTCTAAAGCGTTTGGGTGAAAAACTTTTTGTCCAACAACCAAGTAAAAAATCTCATCGCTCTCTACGACTGTTATGTTCTGAATTCTGGCAACACCCTCTGGTGTCTGAGCCAAATCTTCGTTGTAAATAGTACTACCGGGACGAAGTAAAGCCTTTCTATTTGGGTCAATGATAAGGTTCTCCAGCGTAGCCGCCTTGTTTAAAGGGGCATCAAACGGGTAGTCCGTTATTCCACCTGAGAAATCATTTACCTGAAGACTTTGTTGTTCCAGCATTATCTAAATAAAATGTCGTAGGTTAAAGTGTTGTCACAAGTGTAGATGTCAAAACTTGTGGTTGTTACTCGCTCAATTGTTGGAAAAATTTGGTCTCCACTGAAATTATCTTTCACCTGATAGTGAAAAGTATTCATGTTGTAGCCTGGAGGACATGTGACGGTTTGTTTGTACTTACCTGGAATGATTGCAACGCCCCAGTTAGCAGCTAGGGCTTGAACCGTCGCCCCTGCTACGCTTGCAGCTGCAAGAGGCGCAGAGTCTACACCATTGTGAGAATGGTCGTTAAGTCTTTGAATATTTTCTTCCATTGCTGGAAAGAAAATTGAACCCCGGTCCCCTGCTTCTGGCTTCTTATAGCCATACGATAACGTAATCATTAAACACCTCTTCCATGTGTGCTAAGATATGGCCGTCTTAAGCGTAGCGCCAACGGCGCTCTTTATCAGTTCTTATATCTAAATGTACCCAATTTTCAGCTACTCCGATAGCTTTAAAACCTTTTTGGGAAGCTACTTTCTCTAGCTCTTCTCCAGACATTCCTTCCACTTGAATATCTGCAGCCGCACCCCTCATGTGGGTAGAGTTTTTGACTGCGGGATAGCCCTCTTTGATTAGCTCGTCGTTATGAGCCTCGCATCGGTAGCCTGAGCGTATCACTACAGGTTTTCCAGTCTCATTACGAATGAGTTGGAGCTTAACTACGAGATCTAATTCTATGTGAGTTTCATCACACCTATGGCATACGCAGTCAAATTCTAAAGCTTTAAAATCTTTTGTGATCCTAGCGTTTGAACCCTTTGGAAATATCATCATATAAAATTCTATCTGCCATGTTCACAAGCATCAAGTCTCGTAACTAAATCTTTATATTCAGCCTTCAATTGAAGGTATTCCGAAGTGAGCATTACCGTACACTTACCCGTTTTATTCTCCTCAGGAGCACAAACCGATAAAGCTAAATCATTCTCAGGTTTATTTGATATAAGCTTACCCTGAAAAGATTCTGCATCTAGTAAGTAATAACGATAGGGAAACTTAGCAGCCACACAACCCGCTAAGAATAAACCAGCCACTACCCCAAACCAAAAACTTCTTAATCCCATTCCGGCCTCCCACCTTGCTCAATTTTTGTTAACTCAGCTTTCATCTCTTCTAGTAACTTTTGACGACGTGAAGCGGGGGATTTTTGTAGAAGCTTAATTAAAGCCACTACTTGATCAAAGAATGTAAAAAAACCTTTTATAAGAGCTATGTATTCCATAAATAAAAACGGAGAGGTTATTAGCCTCTCCGCCCACCATTTTGAGAGACAACTTGTTATTTATCTTTAGCGGCATCACTAGCAGCTTTGCCGATTTTGAGAACTTTTTTCAAAACTTCTGCGATTTTTACAATGATTGCAGCGGCTGGGATATTCACGTGTGGGAACAACTCCAAAACTGCAATAACTTTATCTTTAATAGGTTTTGCTTTTGCGAGAGCCTCATCGTCTTTTTTAGTAGGAGTCCATAAAGCAATTAACTCTACAATCTCAATTAAAACAGAGACTGCTACTGAGATCGCAAATGCATTAGCCACGACAACACCCGCGACTGGAAATTTCATAACAATAAATTCAAAAATCGGTTTTAAGTATTCCATTACTTTTCTCCTTCTAAAATAGTTTTAATAACTCTGATATCAGCTTTAATCTCTGCTATATCTCTAGAGTATTCTTCTTGTTTATCTTTTACAACCTCTAGAGTATTTGCATTACTCTCAGTCATAAAATGAAGTTTAGTCATCCACCCCGTAACCCCAAGAGCTGCTCCTAAGAGCACCCAGAAGATTGTAATTGAGATAGTGGAGTTTTCACTAATCTTCATTATTTTGAGCCCTTGCATATAATTTCAAAATTATAATCAGTAGCGGTATCTGAGTTGTTTACTGTTTTAACAGCAACAAAAGTACTTGTTTTTGTGGACTGAATAATTCTAGCTGCCATAGCATTTGCTTGATCGTCAATCGCAGTAGTACAAGTAGGAGCCGCTGTAAACCCAGTTAAATTTAAACTACATGTCCCAGCACCAGTTCTATTAGTAGAAGAAATCCAATTACCAGAGGATTCAGATACGACACAACTACTTCCATTATTTGTTACTTTTGCGTGTTGGCTATACTCAGCGCTTGAAGAACTTGTGGTAACTGATCCAACTAAAACAGGAGCTGGCAAGTTTTGATCAATTGGGAAAATACTCCATTCAATAGAAGATCTAGAATTTGTAGCTACTGAAGAAGCTCCAATATCACTAGTACTAGACCCAGCAGCTCCTTGAATTTTTAGAGTTCTTTGAGATAAAGAATCAATTTTATAAATACCACATAAAGGCAGTGTTAGAGTAAATGCGGCTCCGCCTGTAGACACTTGCTCAGTGTTAGCGATAACAGTTGGAGATCCTTCTGTGTCTAATAAACGAAACTCCGCAATTTCGTTTGAAGCTCCTTTAGAAGTCTGAGGTATAGCACAAACCCAAAAACGTCCTGTCTTAAACGGAGTGAAAACAATTCCAGGAGCTTTATCAGAGCCATCTAAGAAACTTGTAACGGTTCCAAAATTAGAATTATCGCGCTCTGTAAAAGTACAAGATGCATCCCCTGTGTAGTCTCCGTAAGTAGTTCCAGATCTAGACCAAGTACAATTATTTGCATGATAACCAGTCCATGAACCAGACACTGTATTTAGAGTAACAGCTGTTTGGGATTGGGTTGGGTAGTAGTAAACGTCAAAGTTTAAGCTCTCCCCTTCTGTTTGATTAGCAGAAATAAGACATGCGTTTGAACCGTTGCCTTTATTCTGAATCTCAAAAGTTTTTAAAGAACTAATTCCATTTGGGTAATCAATTGAAAATTGAGTTGTCCCTAAAGATGGATTAGAGCCTCCGTCGTAAATAGTAGGCTCTTGCAATGAAGACGTCGTTCCATCGTTCAATCTATAAGAACAATAATAAGATGTTGCACTAGCTTTTAACAAAGACCCGCTTGCGATTGCGAATAATCTACCAGGAGGGAGGCTTGATAAAGTAAAAGCTGGGATTTTAGTAGCAGGTGCCCCAACACTTCCAGTAACTGCGGCAGCCGAGCAATCTGTGTCTGCTGCAAAACCTACGTAGGACGCACTTGTTGCAGACCAAGAGCAGCTGGCAGCTGGAGAATAAGTAAGTGTCCCTAAGTGAACCGCCTCGGGTCTATTTGTAAATAAATTATAACCTTCAGCTTCTGTTAAAACACACTCATCGATATAAATCTCTGGCTCATCAGCCGCTACGGATTTAACGATTGGTCTTAAATTACCAGAAGCGGGTGCGATAAAGCTAAGAGCGTTAATAATAAAAGAAGATGTGCTTGTAGTAATTGCGTTTGATTGAATAGGATTTGGTCCCGTTCCATCATCAACTTGAAATAAGTGAGTTGGAGATCCGCTTGCTGCTTTAAATTTACAAGCAAGTACTGCAGATTTTCCCTTTAATCCGTCTGGAATAGCTACTGTTTTTAACGTCAAAGTCTGAGCCGCAGCAGTGCTGTTCCAAGAAAGTCCTAAAGCTCCATATGCTTTTGCAGTAGAATTAGCTACAGCTGCTGGAGTAGCGGTTACACCAGAAGTCCCAGATTCAAATCCTGGATTAAATAAAATATTTCTTCCTCGTTCTACAAGTGATCTATCTGCATCACTTACCGCCCCAAAAGCAGAAGTAATTCCAAGAGCCAAGGCTACAAAACCAACTTTTAAAATATTCATCATATGAAACTAATCTCCGTGTCTCCAAACATAAACTCAAACTCTGTTGTATTGGTAGGATCACTTTCGATTTCTACCAAAATAATGTCATTAGTTTGAAGTGTTACTGCGTTAATTTGATTCGCTGTTGCTAAATCAAATTGTAAAATTAAAGGTTTGTTTACATCCCCGGCTCCAACCGTAAGAGTGTCTGTGTCAACATTTGGGGTAAGAGCGCCGTTTACGTTTGTGACTCCTGGTCTAATGAGAAAAGCTCTTACATTAATTAAAGGCGTAGATGCTGAGTCTGCGAAAAAGAATCCTCTTAGTTTTGGAGTACTCTCTCGAACTACCCTAAAAGAAGTTCTAAGAATATTTCCCGCTGCAAAAAGATAAGTCTCAAAATTATTTACCGCGTTTAATTTGTAAGCTGGAGTATTTGGACCCTCTACCCAACGAAGTGAACTTGCACCGCTTGCACCCACTGCAATCCACTGAGATCCGTCACTTACGTAAACTATTTTTGAGTCCGTAGTCCAAATAACCCTCTGAGCATAAACTGCTGGAAGAGGTTTAGTCCCCTCTGTGAATGCCTCAAACTGCGCTGCCTCTAACTCTCCAAATACTTTCACAGGAGCCCCTTTTTAATTAATAGTAATACAATTAAGTTCAAAGCTATACCAATGCCTATAAAATAAGGTGTATACGACTTTTTTGGTATTTCTTTTTTAAATGATAAACCTTTGTACTCAAAAGGTTTACCAACTTCTAAAGCTTTTTTCTCACTGGGTAATTTAAAACAAAGCTTACCATCCACAATTTTTAAATCGTGAAAGTGTACTCCTTTTAAAGTACGGAGATCAGGATTGATGACAACATCTTTCCTACCCTCATAGGGCTTGATGTCAGCGACTTTTATGCAGTATACTGAGTCATTTTTGGTGATCGCTACTGTATACAAGTTCCATCTTCTCCTTACATTTTTGATAAAGCTCTTCGGTGTCAATAGATTCTGGGTCTAATCCATAAAGCTCTGAACTTTTTGCCACTCTATGTCCGTAAATAGGTACAGCACAACAAACCATTCCAAATCTAAAAAAGTTTGGGATTTTAATTCCAATTCTCATGAGTAGTCTACGAATACCTAAACTGATTAACTGCGGGTATCCGTAAATAGTTTTTACTATTTTGAAACCCTCATCACGTATCTTGAAAGAATCGTTGTACCCAATTGTTTTGGATCTATAAATTTCAACATCTACTTTTGGATTATTTAGATATGGATCGATTGTGGAAATCACAACCTCAAAGTCAGAAGTCTCAAGTAGCATTGTTTTATGCTCCCATTGGCCCATAACTAAAAAAGAATGACTCCAACGAGATTTCATAAACCAAGCTATAGTCTTAGAGAGAATATTTTTTTTATGGATGATGAATCCAATATCCCCTTTGTTTAAAATCATGACAACTCCTCAAGACTCACCCTTGGATCACTTGCATTTAAATTAGAAAAGTCCCAAGATACAGCATCTAATTGATCTTTTGTAGAACAAGCATTCATAGCAGCAATAACTTCTGCATTGTACGTCATGACTTGATTAGCCCATACAAAAACCTGAGACAAAGTCCCCACTAGTTCAGAATCACCCATCACAACACCGTTCAAAACCATCTTGGCAATAATCCCATCGGTTTTTCTAAGGTCATAATGAGCGTCTATAAATTTTCTAGTTTCTTCTTCAAACAAATCTATTTTTTCTTTTTTGAAATCAGAAAGTGTTTTTAAAAGAGGCGCTTGCATTTCAGCGATTCTAGCTTGCCACACTGATTCTGGAGTGCCATTTGGTAAACTCAACGTCCCGATAAAAGTAGGTCCTGCATAAACGTCACGTGCTTCCATTAGAACACCGTCCAGACTTTAGAAGAACAATTGAAATATGAAACAATTCCTTGAGTGCCAGCTCCACCAGCAGTACCCGCTGCACCCGTACCAAATCCGTTACCGCCGTTACCGCCGTTACCGCCCAATGCTTGAATTGTACCAGCTGCAGTAATAGATCCCGCTATCAGATAAATAAAACCGCCACCTCCACCACTACCTCCACCACCGCCTCCAGTATTTCCGGCCACACCGTTTGCACCGTTACCGCCTGCACCGCCGTTTGCTTGAATAGTTCCTAAGTTATTTAGGACTCCGCAAGAAATGTATACGATACCGCCGCCTGCGCCACCACCCCCGCCGCCACGACCTAAGTTAACACCGTCACCTGATCCTGAACCTCCGCCCGCGCCTCCAGAACCGCCTTGAATTAAAACAATCCCAATCAACAAATCTTTTGTCACAACTCTAATAGGTCTTAAAGCGGTTGTAGCACCCGCTCTTGCAGCGCCGCCTGCTCCTGATCCGCCAGAGCCACCAGCGCCAGAAGTTCCGCCATTTCCACCTTGACCTGTTGTTGCAGTAGGAGCTGCGGCTTGAGCACCAACACCTGTTACACCAGTAGCTCCAGCAGTCGGTGTTCCACCCGATCCTACATCAGCAGCTCCAGCAGCAGCTCCAGCGCCCCCACCAGTTTGAGAAACGGAGTTACTACCGTTACCGCCGTTCCTATTAATGATACCGCCCACATCAATTTGGAGCGTACCTTTTACGTAAACTTTGAAACTACCAGTGTTTAAAACACCGCCTGATTGAACGGTTAAATTATTATAAAAAGTAGTTCTAGTAAGAGTGAGTGGTCCTGATAAAACTAAGTTACCGTCACTTCCATCTCCAACGTCACAATCAAAAGGTAATTGAGCGTCGGGTACGGTTCCAGATGCATTTAGAGATGCGTATCCGTTAGCCACACCTTTTTGAGAAAGGTCTTGTTTTAGCGCTAAAGCAGCTGCAAGTCCTGAGACATCCGCTGTAGAAATTGTTGCCCAAGCAGTGTCGTAATCAACGCCTGAATTTTTTCTTAGAAATTGACCAAGCACTCCGCCAATTGCAACACCTGGACCTGCAATCCCGTAGTAAGGAAGAGAATTCCAAACAGTAGCACCGTCTCCAATTTTAGTTTGATTGGTATCGGTCTCGTATCCAATTTCACCTTGTGATAAAAGAGGATTTACGGATGTCCAAAGAGCTGCAGTACCACGTCTAAGTTGTATTTTTTGAGCCATCCTATGGCACTCCCCCGTCGATAACGTCTAGTCCACCGTACACACTATCAGGTGCCCCGCCGTCAATGTTATTTATAATAGCTTCATTCACGCTAAAATCTATTTCATCCGTAAGCGCATTTCCAGTGATAACTACGGTAGTGTCTGAAGAAGTGAGTGTTAAAGTATCTGCTGGGCTATCTGCGGATGGAAATGTTCCAAAGTCTGTTTGAATAGTAGCAAAAGAATTTGAAGGCACCAAACTAGTTGGTGGCAGCATCGCATTCCAGATAAATGGGTAAGTCCCTCTACTCATCATAAAATTAACCCTTCAAAAACCATTTTGACCTATTAATGCTATAAATAAAAACAGCAGTGTCGTTTTTTTGCAAAACAATTTGTGAATAACTAGCAGCCGACTCTATTGTTAAATTAAAATCTGTGTCATTTATAATTGTGAGCTCAGTTACAATGCTAGGCGTTGGAAGTGATGCAATAGAAGTATCAGCTGAGCCAGTAAAAATTCTATACTGATCCTTAACACCAGCAGTTAATGAAACCGACGATCCCGTAAAAGTAGCTTCATCCACCGTAACAGCCCCCGCTGCTATAACGATGTCATTAGTATTTTGAGTTAAATTTATACCTGTCCCTGCCGATAATGACCTAAATTGCGCAGTAGTACCGCTAATACCAGCGGCTACCTGAGAACCAGCCCCTAAATTAGAAGTGGTAGATAATTTTGCAGCAAAGCTTGTGAAATCAGCTGCTGATAAAAGACCTGGCTGAGATGAGTTAGCGGTTTGGATGTCAATTGAAACGTTAGTGGCTCCAAAAAGTCTATCGGCCCCATTACTAATTGAAACACCTGTCGTTGCCGACACGATATCTCCGTCACCAGCTGGAAATGTGGCGACGTCAAAAGTAATATCGTTAGTATTTTCAGTAATGGTAATGTTAGTTCCAGCAATTAATTTTCTAAATTGAAGATTCGTACCACTCACTGATGAAAAAACAGAAGAACCTGAAGCGCCTAAATTAGTCGCCCCTCCAATTTTGCTATTAAAAGTACTAAAATCAGCAGCAGAAAGAAGTCCAGGCCCTGACCCACTAGCAGTGTCAATATTGATGGAAAGATTAGCAGCGCCAAAAAGTCTATCGGTTCCATTGGATATATTTACTCCTGTTGTGGAGGTAATTACGTCTCCATCCCCAGCAGGAGGAGCGCTTGAAGAAATAGAAATGTCATTAGCATTTTCAGTTACGCTAATATTAGATCCAGCAACAATTCTTCTAAATTGAAGTGCTGTTCCACTTTGAGATTCAAAAACACGGGCTCCAGTAATACCTAAATTTACGGCTGACGCAATTTTATCGTTAAAAGTATTAAAATCAGTAGCTGATAAGTAACCGTCAGCAATTGTAGTAGCTTGATTGATTGCAAAAGTTCTATTTGTGGATAAATCCCCACCTCCTGTAAGCGGAGCCGTTGTGGAAATTGTTGTAGCTTTATCAGCTTTTAAATCTAATGCTGTTTGAGTAGCTGTAGAAATGGGTTTATTTAAATCTGATGTATTATCTACGTTACCTAATCCAACATCAGCTTTTACTAAAACTACAGAACCAGTGTACCCATTTACCGATGAAACGGCGTCGGTGTTATCAGATTTTTCCCAAAAAGAGCCGTTATAAATAACGTAATCGCCAATATCGAAAGTAATATTACCAGAACCAAGATTCTGAGTGCCTGCAGTACCCACGCGGTACAAATCACCAGAATCTCCAACACCATCAGCCAAAACTGGAGAGTTTGTACTAGCATTCCACACTCCTAAGTAGTTCATTATAGAACTTGGAAGTTGTGAGAGCGGTACTTTTCCACCTGAATCAAGCTCAGCTATACCATTTGCTACACCTTTTTGAGCTGCAATTCTTGCATCGGCTGCGGAAGAAAAGTCTGAGATTGTAGACGCAAGCTGAGTACCTGTATGGTTAGCACGCATTCTATCGGAAGCGTGAAAATGTCCTGGATAATCTAGTCCGCTCTGAATCGCATTCAATTGAGAAACTGTAATTGTGACATCAGTCACATTAGCTAAAACGTGTGTATGACCAAGATCCGTTTTTGTAGCTAAAGCATCAAAAACAGCGTTCTGAGAAGGAGCTGTTGCTGTAACACCATCATTTATAGCATCAACAACTACAGCAGCTTGAGCCGCTGATGTAAAATCAGAAATATTTGCAGCAACGTGAGTATGACCCACGTTTGATTTAAGAGCTAAGGCATCTACCACTGCATTTTGTGAAGGAGCTATATCTATAACTCCGTCAACAAGAGCGTCTTGCACTGAAGCAGAACGAGATGCAGCTGTAAAATCAGAAATTGTAGAAGCTAATTGAGTGCCAGTATGATTAGCTCTAGCTAATAAGAAAGCGTCTGTTTGATTTGCCGTTGCTCCAGCTGCAATACCATCAAGTTTTACTTTATCAGCAGCAGATAAAAATCCAGCAACACTTGTAGTAACCAGTGCATGAGCAGCCCCTCCGCTACCAGCGTGGCTTAGATCTAATTTCTCAGAATCTAGTTCTTGAATTGCTAATTGCGCGGTAACCGCAGAGATATTTCCAGAAGGAGTAAATGTTATTTGGGAAGCGGTGTAATCTCCAGAATTTGAGAGTACATCTCCTGTTCTACCAAAAACAGAAGTTACAGCTCCACCACCAAGAGTTCCAGCGAACTGTTGTGAATTCCAAATGAACACTAAGCCCATTTTACAACCCCGCTAAGTAAGTTACTTGAATCTTTTGGTTAGCACCTGCTGCAATAATTCTATAAATCGTTCTATTTCTAATAGGTAAAATCATGGACGCCCCAGGAGGAAGTTCAAAACCACCCTGAGATCCATCATTTAAAACACCTGTTTTACTAATAAAAGCAGTAAAGCCGTTTGTACTTAAGGATTGAATAAAAATTCTCTCCGCATTCTTCACTACAGGAGATCCATCAGCGTTTGTTCTTGGTGCTGGAAAAGCCTGTTCAGTAGTACCAACGTTCATTTGTTGGGAGTCAAATTCCCCGTTGAAATCGACGTAAGCGCTCACGTAATTCTCCTCTCAATTTGGTAGAGGAGTGGTTATAAAACCACTCCCCACACCTAATTTAATTAGTAAGTAAGGCTTAATCCGTAGAGTACGCCGTTTTTAGAAGGCTCTTGTAAAACGAATTCACCCATCAAGCTCATATCAACAATGTATTGATAGCCAGAGGTATTACGTACAGTGAAGTACTCAAGACCTTCTGGAGATTTTTGCTTGCGGAGACCGCCGTTTGAGTACATTTTCGCCGAGCTGGAGTCGAAGAAAATTACCTCAGTATCGTTCATCTCTTGAAGAGCAACGATAGTTACAACGCCTGCATATCCACCAACTTGAATCTCAGTCCAACCGTAGTTGTTGATTTTCTCAGATTGAGGAATAACGTTGAAAGCACCTGTGAGCGATTTCAAGTTTTGGATACAGACACCGTAGTTTCTGTAGCTCATGAGTGCTTTGAAAGGTTTACCTTGACCTTTTTTACGGATCAAAACGTAAGCCTTAAAAATGTTATCGAGAAGTGTTGCAGCAGTGACGTTTAATCCTGAAGCAGAACCATCGATAGCAATGGATTGTGTGAAAGGTGTATCTGTTTTAGTTACACCATACAATGTAGCCGATCCACCCGCAGATAAAGGCAAGATACCCGATAAAAGCGAAGTGAAACCATTTGATTGTTGTTGGTCTGCATAAACTTTTGCATTTTGTGAAACGGTGTACGCAGACAAGTCCACAACAGCACCACCAGAACGAGCATCATAGATGGTCAATTCATCGGTATTCATGTTGATGAAACGAATGTAACCAGTAACTGGTGCTGAATCGTCGTCGTCAACTTGAACTTTCATACCAAGAACAAAACGCTCTGGGTTAGAAACTTTCAAGATACCGCCAACAGTACCGTTAGCCACTGCTTTATCAACAGCTGTACCATTGATAATGTTTTGACCAAGAACTTGGTTCACATAGTCCATGTGTCGGTTGATTTGGTCAGGCAAAATGCGGAGAAAGTTTTGCTCCGACACTTTATCGTTGACCATCAAGTCTTTTGCTTCAAACAAAAGAGACGACCACATTTCTTTGTGAGCAGAAACCACACCACGAACAGTCGACTCTTTAGCGATGTCGGATGCAGTAGTTAAGTCACCGAAACGAGTAGAACTCGCAGGTGCGCTTACGAAACTAACTATTAAGTTACCAAGCTTCCAGCCTTTGTCGTGCTCGATGTTTTGAAGAAGCCAGTTACGTTTTTTAAGCTCCTCCATGAGTAATTTGTTTGGCAAATATTCATTAATCATATTTGCAAACGTTTGAGTTGTTGCCATGATTGTTAACCTCTATTTGTTAAATTGTTGTTATTCCGATTCATAGCGTTCTTGCGCTAATTTTCGGAGATCCTCTACACTGTTTACTTTTTTAGCTGTAGGTGAGACGGGCTTGCCTTCTACAATTGGGAGCGTCGGTCTGTCTTTTACCGCTGCTACCGCGTTTGTCTGCGAAGCCTGAACCATGGCGGGTCCAAAAAGGCTCATTACTTGGTTAACCGCTTCTTCAGCGGTTAGGTCTTTTTTCTGAGTATTCCAAGCTAAAATACCCCGACCAACAATTTCATTTTTGAAAGCGCCTTCTCCGTGCTTGGAGTCAAATGCTTTCATTACCGAAGAAACATCCTGACGGCTTAGGACGGTTTCTAAGTCACGCTCTCGCTGTTGGATCTGAGCGTTTTGTTGTTCAACAGTCGTACTCTCAATTGTAGATTTAAGCTGCTGGTTTTGCATCTCAAGCTCATACAACTTCTTTTGTGACTGCCTGCTATCAGTATAAAGTCTTTGTTGCTCGTTTGGCAACTCTGCCATCTTTAATTTTTGATACATCCACTCCTGAAGATCTTTTTCTGGTATCTGAAGCGTTTCAAAGTAGGTATCGTAATCTTTTCTCTCTAAACACTTAACCAAGAAATCAATTTGTTGATCTTGTTGTTTATAATGAGAAACTTCTGTGTTTAAAGCCTCATATTTTTCACGGAGCGTTTGGTTCTTCTCACGCATTCCGTCAATTCCAAAAGCTTTCTCAAAAATATCCCTGACTTCTTTCTCAGACTCAGCGTCCTTGATAAGTCCTCTAAATTTTTCTGGAATCTCAAATTCTTTTCCAAAAGATTTAACCTTAAAATTAGGAGTAAACGCAGGCGCTTCAACGGCTGGTTTCTCTGGTTCTTGAAATGTTTTTTCCTCTTGTTTTTCACCCGAAGAATCTAATTTTGGTAGATCGTCTACTGAATTAAATTGTGTTGGTGTATCTACCGCAGATCCTGCGGTTGCAATCGTTTCTTGAGCTAATGAAGCATCCATGTTCTTAATCCTTGATCAGATATGGCCTTCCGATCTATAGGCTTGAGATTATTTTTGCGGCATCCCACTCATGTAAGGCTGTTCCATTGGTGGAGCAGTCTGTGGCAGAGACGAGTCACCCTGTCCTTGGGATGGAAGCATGCGAGCAATCTCAGCCTGCACACCTTGACTCATATTTTGTAATACTGCCTGCGATTGTCCCTGTTCTTCTAATTTTTGCAAGAGCCAAATAATAGCTTCGTATGGAACGCGAGCGCGCTGTGTCTTTTTAGGCGACGTCGGATCTTGAACATACAAATCCACAGGAGTTAAAGGACCACCACTTGGAATAAATCCAGCCGCAGCTCTCTGAAGCTCAGCAGCCTGAGCAGCTTTTATCTCTTCATGCTCAGTAATTTTATCTTGGTACATGAGCTTCACTTGCTCTGATAAAAATACAAAATCTGGTTCACTCATACGAGTAGAGAGTCGTTTAATTTGGTACTCGTGATTATCGTATTGACGAGGCGGAGGCATTCTACCAGCATCAAGAGCTAAGATATCATTTGTCGCATTATCGTAATCCAAAGTCAGATCCTTAAACGCTTCTTCTTCATTCACGTAAGGCATCATTCTAAATAATTTACCAATGTCTTCTGGCTTAAGATTTGTACCCACGTACTGCAGAATCGTTGTGATCTGCATGAGTTTACCAAGCTTTGTCTCAGAATCATCCGACGCTGGGTCTACTTTAATTTGGTAATTAAGAGGAGTTGTGTTCTTAAACTCATCCACATTCACCATCTCACTTCTACCAATCGCAGGAATTAAATTTTGCTCTGTGTAGTATTCCTTCGCTAATTTTAACGTAACCTCACACACGTTAACTAAGAAACGCTCAAACTTACACGCATACTTGGAGTAACGCTTCTTCTGTCTCATCGAAGCATAGAGAAGTGCTTGCGGGTCCATTTGCGCTGGCTTCTCCTCCATATCCTCAGCCATTCTGCACACTGCGTACATCTCACTGATGATACCAGCCATGTAGTTATCGTATTGATCACCGCTACGGCCTGGCAAAATTGTAGGTGGCTCACCCGCGTACTGAAGATTGCGAACACCAGGCAGCACTCCGCCCTGAGTAAGTTTGGTTCCACTTTGAGTTAAAATTTTATCATCACCAATTGTGATTTGGTGTTCTACAATTTTGGACGCACACCTGTTAATCTCAGCCTGGTAAGGACGCGCGACTTTGATAATCGAGTAGTGGCGAGGCGTACTCTCAAGCTCGTCAAAACCCTCGTACACAATTGGAAATACTCCAGCTGGTAGCTCTCCCTCAAATAAAACCCCTGTAGGTGTACAGTAGTAATAATATCCATTTGGAAAATCAGGACTAGGTCTCCAGTACATCTCAAAAATTAAACATTGATTCTTGCTATCAACGTATTTACCCGTGACTGGGTCAAAAACAATATATGTTTCATCTTTTGTCTCGCTGATAAGTTTTAATTTATCTTTGTCGTTACCAACCATCTCCTTAAGCTTTGGAATATCGACCATTTTGTCGTAACCAAGCCACTGAGCATCGTCCATCGAACGCGCTCCAGGAGGACGTCTTAAATTAAAACTAAAAAGTCTCTCGTACTCAAAATCCCCTGAAAAAATGGCGCGTCCTTGCGCCGGAGATCCATCCTCCTTGAAGATAGGCTCACCTGTTTTTTCATCAATAGCTTGATCATAACCAATGTGCTCCCCAAGATTTGGGTTCCAAAAAATTTTAGTAGCTACTTCCCCCTGAATTACGAAGTCGTTACAGAACTCATCAATTTTTTTATCAAGCTTTCTTCTGTGCTTTACATCCTGCCAAACGGCATTGCATAACTGCGCAGCCTTTTGATCCTGAAGTTCTGTCTTGTTCTTGGGCATGCAAGAAACACCAGGAGCAAGCGTTAAAATATTATCAACGTAGTTTTTGCAAATCTTCTGAATGTGATTTTTTGTAATCCGAATCTTAGTCGAATTATCTAAATTTTGATTGTTTCTTATCGAGTTCCAAAATCTGGAACCCTGTCTGGTGTAGTGCTCACCCGCATAGAGTAAAACGTTTGATTTCTGCTCGGCTGAAATATTTTTATCGATGGAAACAGATTCTTCCCTAAGAGCCCACAAATCATTGAACGTCTTCTTCATTAGCTTTCCTCATAATTTCAAGAGTTCTTCTCTCGTACTCAGCCGGATCAGTCAGCTGCAGCTCCATGAACTCCTCTTCATCGTCATCAATTTTTTGTTTTTTATCTGCTTCTCGCTCGATTGCGTCGGCGGCCCGAGTGACTTTCTCTGGGACTTGAACAGGCTCTGGCACTGTCATGCGTTTTCTAGCGTGGCTACCAAAAACGACCTTTATACCTTCTAAGTCTAAACTCTGTAACTCATATTGGGAAGCCATCTCCAATATTTCTTTTATCTCACTGAGTTGGTACTTCATACAACTCCCCCCATGCGTCTAGTTCAGCATCTACTGTCCATTCCGATTGGGGTTCTGTAAATCTTTTTCTTCTCTGATCATCAATTGTCTCTTCTCTTTTGACCTCTAGAACCGGGGGTTTCTCCTCTAACGTACCCTCCATCACCCCAATCTTAGGCCAATTCCAAGGAAGTCTTGTTAACGCATATCTAAGCGCGTCGCATAAATCATCAAGCGCCTTACGCTTGTCCGTCTCAATGAGTAACGTCGAGAGCTCGTACTGAAGAGCGTCCGTCTCCTCCAACTCAAAAATCTGAAGCGCCCCATGTTTGAATAAAACATTTAGCACCTTCTCCCCCACGTCATGACGTTTGTCAGCTGGAGTAACGGCTAAACCCCTACGGGTCGCAATCGTAGAAAAATCCTTGGCGTGGTAATCGTAAAAAATTCCAGTTAGCGATATCTTCGCATCCGCGACTAACTCTAAAAGTTTGTCGTAGACGTCCATGTCAGTGGTGAGAACCTTATCCCCCTTCCAAGCCCGAACCACTCGCGCCTCCGTGAAAGTTGGATCAACAGCCACAATCACTATCGTGCTTGGATGATTAGCAGAACCCCCGGACCCAATATCCACTCCAGCGTAGTAACCCCAATTCACCGGAATCTTGTGAGGCTTACAAACATTCCTTCTTCTATCAAACGCTGAGTACTTTAGCCCCCCGTCCAAAACAAACCGCCCGTACACACGGCGCTGAACCTCTGCCTCGTTCTTGCAAAATTTTATTACGCGATTAATTGCGTCGGGGGTCCAATGCGATGGCGTGCCGTCCTCAAAATGCTTACAGTCAAACAAACTCACCTGAAGCTTAAACGCCCCCTGGAAACGTTCTTCTGCAGTCCCCTGCCGCTCCATTGTATCAAACCAAAGCTTCTGTCCCATGGTAGCCGTGAACACCATACTAAAGTATCCATTATTGGCCTGCCGCCTAAAGTTCATCTCATCCCAAAAATCCTCTGGTAACTCCTCATCGCAAAACATCGCCCACACGGTTGCGCCCTGAAGGTTCATGATGTCCTGAGTGTAAGATAAAAAGTAAACACTCACCCCGCTGTTGAAGTGAATGGCGTGGATGTAGCTCCCCCGCTTCTCAGCCTTCCACCCGTACACCGGGTGATCCTTCATCTCATTCTGAGGCAGAAAGTCTGGAACCCACTTCTTGTAAAATTCCCTAGTCGCAAAATCATGCGACGGGTACATGTACCAAAAGGTTCGGGGTTGTGTTCGCCAAAGACTCGTCCACTTCTCTTTATTGGTAGCCCAGTCAATACACTTCATGATCTGAACAGAGCTTTTTCCGATCTGGTTAGCAGCCGTTATGAACTGCTCATGCTCCATCGAATCCAAATACTTCCTCTGCCACTCGTACAAATTGAAACCATACAAGTGAGGAAGATTTTTTTTGTACTTAAACTTCTGCTCAAGAAGTGCAACCTTCTCAGCTTTTAAAACCTGCTCTTTTATCTCAGCATCCCTAGCTTCGTCTAAAGCCCGAAGCTCATCTTGGGTAGGCTCAGGTTTTTTCTTGGGTGACGACCGACTCACTTTGGACTTCAATGACGTGCTCACTCTCTAGGTGCTCATGCCCCTCAATCTGTAATGGCTTTGATACTCGGTACGCACCCTCTGATAATTGTTTCTCAAGCTCCGCTAACTTCTCATCCAAACTTCTAACAGGATTGGTAACCTCAGAAGTCTTTGTCTCAACCATGAGCTTGTTCTCATTCACATTCAAATTAATCGCCTGTGTCTTCTGAGTGTACCCACCCTTTAAACGCATATCTAACATCATCGTAGCTTTTAAAATCAAATCCCCAACCTTCGTATTCACTTCTCCCGTTCGCTCATTAGAAATCGGAAGTTTTAATATCTCCCCAATACGCCTAAGACCAATCTCAAGCAAATCCTCCGTCCGAGCCATGTACTCCCTTGGAGGAATTAAAATATAGGCAAGCACCTCTGGTTTTTTAATGTAACGCTCAAAAGTAAGCCTAGCACTCACTAATTCATAAAGCGGATCAAACCGCATCGCAGTCTTGTGCTGAATAGCGTAGTCATACTCCGCCCAAAATGAACGCCTGTAATAAACCGTCGAGTTCGACGGCTCCCCATACTTATCAATGAAATCTTCCTCAGTAAGATTTTTGTACTCCGCTGGTAGGCGCATTACTTGGTACTTAATCTGGTAAGGTACTAACTCCTCCACGGTTCGGGGGGTTTGGTAATTAAGAACCGTCGCGTCAAAACCCTTTTCCCTGTATTTAGCTGATTTTCTCGTCTTAGCCATTATTTAAGATTAGTTAACATTGTTAAGACATGTAAACAATTTTAATAATTCTTAGCATTGTTAAGAAAAGTGAACAATTGGTAATTCTTTGGTATGGCTAAGTGCGACATATATAATAGAGGGGTTTCTGGTAAAATGATGCGGGGGATTCACCAAAAAAGTTCAGCGAGAAGACCCCCACCCCCTCCCCTTCGACAAAAATTCTATAATGATCCCCGAGTCTTACGAGCAGTCAAGCACAGCACCAATGAACCGGGGGATACTTGACACGTGTGTTCTACTAATATAGATGCAGAGAGTCGGGGGAACGTTCGAACTTTGACTTGTTGTGTTTACACTACAAGTTAGTGATTCGATCTTAACAATTCAACGTTGGAACTTAACAATTGAGCACTAAGTCTTAACAATTACATTCTTTGGCAGCTGTCTAAAAGTTATACGACAAAAAATGTCACTTCAAAAATGACACATCTAATTTAATTAAAGAAACTCCAATGGCACATGCGATGCATCATATAGGGTGTACGCAAAAACAAAGGAGCTAATATGTATACACCTAAACAAGTAAATGAACACGCTAAAAAAGTAAATGAAGTCATGAAAGTGATCATCATCGGCTTAACAATTGGAATGTTAAGTATTGATCATGTTGTGAAAGTCGCTCAAGCGATGATCACACTTTCAAACCAATAATTGTACGCAACATAAAGGAGCCTATATGAAATTAGTAAAATCAAAATCTTTTAGATTAGTATACGAATCAATGGTTGTCGGATACTCGGACTGCCACGAGATGGATCAAAAGAAAGAACTAATATTCGGACAACGTGGTGAGCGAAATTTAAATTTTAATACAATCCTTATTGGCGCAGTTAACGCTGTAGAGATGTGTGAAATATTCTCTAAAGTTTGTCCGGGCGGTTACAACACAATGAATAAAGAGTCATTAGTCAAAATAGCTGAATGTTTTGATGATGCTGAATTCTATTTAGGTCGTGAGGGTTCTCCAGTTTTGTATATCAAACCCAAAACAAGATTATGGTTTGGAGACCGAAGACACACCGAAATAGGTACATTAGCTGACGAAGTATCTTACGAGCCAAGCGTTGGTATGTTCAGAGTTTGGTTTGACTAAAGGTAGGAGATTATATGAATAAAAATAAATTTGTAATTATAGATTGGTGCTCAAACATTTGTTTTAAAGGCCGAGAGTTCGATTCTTTTGAAGACGCATGGGGTTTCTTGTATGAGCTCTATGACGAGCAAAAGTTCGCTGGAACTTTATCTGAAAAGGAATTCGACGACCAAATGAGCGAGTACTCAGTAGTGAATACGAAGTCTAAAAAATATCAAAATTGTAATTGGAGAATTTAATATGAGTAAAAATAAAGTATACAAAGTAACTGATTTAGGAGTAGAACCAGTTTATCCAGAAAATTTTGAAGAGTATGAGGAACTTTTAGCGGGTGATGACCCTCACTTTAGCGATTTCGAAACTGCTATGATGTTCTGTTTAGCGGCTATTTGCTCTAGGCTCAAAGAACTTGAGAACAAAAAAGATTGACCAGCTAGCGGTCATACCATGGGGCGGGCTCCGTTGCGTACACTTCGTATTTCGCCCCGTGGTTCAATTTTGAAAGGATCTTTATGATGAAATTAAAGGGATTAGTTAAGTGGTTCGACGAATTTAAAGGAATTGGAGAAGTATACAGCCAAGAAACAAAAAGTATATATTTTGTAATTTTTCCAAAAACAAGACAAATAAACCCGGGTTTTAACACTTTAAAGGAAAAACAACGAATAATATTTAATATAAATAAACATGGTTTAGTAACTGAATACTTTAAATTAAGTTCTGAGGTGTCTTTATGAGAACTAAACAAATAGACGGATCTGAATGTGTGCTAATGTGCGGCGGCCCTAATTTTAAAATATATTCCTCTGATAAAGGATGGATCATATTTAAAGGCAAAAAACAAAAGCTAATTACACCCGAAGATAAAGAGTACAAGTTTGTAAGAAGGTACGTAACACTAAAATATGAGCCTTTGGGACAAGTTGAATTCGTAAAAAATACATTCAATGAAATACTTGGTGAAATGTGAATATCAACGACGAGAACATGAGAACGGCACTAATACTAGGGATTATAGACTGGTATCAGTACCTAAATTACTGGAGACAAAGAGAGGACGAAACCAATGCTGTATAGCTATTTAGGGCCTCAAGGTCAGTTGTTTTTCTATATATGGCTAGGAGTTGGATACTACCAACTATTAAAGAAGTTTGGACGGGAACCCTCCACATTCCATATAAGTCTATTTTACGCCGTGTGTTTTTTATTCATTCAATGAAAGGACTACCCATGCTTACAATTATTTTATTAGTCATGAGCTCATATGCCACTGAGGAACGACTCCAAACTGAATACGAGATCCAAAGAGACCTTGCGGCTAAACATTGGGTACATATACCAAAGGGTGACCACTGGATATATGTCAAAGGCATACAAGCCTACTGCTCAATGAATTACGGCGGGGATAACACGCCAAAAGGCCAAGTAAAGTTCTTTGTTAGCTGCATCCACGACACAGAGTCAGACTGCAAGGCCATGGACAGTGAAAACCTTGGATGCAAGTCAAATAAAGAAGCGTGGGAACTTATACGAAAATAACTTACGCGCGCGAATAGGGAGGCGAACTTATGAGAGTACTTATTTATTTAGCTGCAATGTTGGTAATGGCTTTAGGAGCTCAAGCCGATTTCATCATAGTAGGAAACGGACATTCTACCCAAGTAATTGGCAATGAAAGATGGTGCCACGGCAGAGAGTTGGAACCTAAAAGTATGCTAGTAGAGTGTTTGTATCCGTCAAAAAAAGTCTGTGAATCTATATCAAAAGACGAATGCAAAAATATAAAAGAGGTTAAGAATCTTTTTGTTACAATTATAAAGGAGACTTTTTGTTTCCAAACAAAGACCCCGATTGACGGGCTCCTCTGCTAAAGTCTTCAGCTTTCTTTTTATCTATTTGCCAGTCTGATTTTTGGGCGGTTTGAGCTTTGGATGGATCTGGAGTAGAAACTGATTTTTTTAGATTATCAACTAAGAGTCCATACCAAGGAGTTTTCTTTTCAGCCATAATCTAAATATGCCAAAAGCTTACGCGCGCGTAAAGGGGCGAGAAGCAAAAACTTTTGACGCGTTTTACCTTACTGAAACATTGGATATTCACTACTGAAACATGGATGTTTCAGGGTTAAATATTGGATAACAAAGTAAATAATACCTGTAATCTCGTTTTTTTGACTGAAACATGCCTTTCTGGGATGCGACCATTAGAGCGAAAAATCGATTGGCTATGCGTCAATTGGAAAAAATAAAAATATTTCTCTTAATGCTTTGATATTTTTATAAATATATTAATATATACATAGTGTTATTTGAGTTAACTTATTGAAATCATTGACCTTTAGTGCTGAAACATTACTGAAACACTTAGGTATTAAGCACTATGTTAACATCTTGAAATCATTCAGTTCTAGTGAAACATTTGCCATGTTTCAGTCATGTTTCACCATGTTTCAGTCACGGTACTTTTTGCCCAATTCTCTCCAATCTTATACCCAAATATAAGATTTTCCAACGCACCCCGACGAACTGAAACATTAGCACTTTTCTCAGGTATTTTCTAACGCGAATTACCTCACCTTTTCTATCAAGAACCCCCGCTTCCTCAATTCCCATCTTCATTACTTCCCCAAATAACCCCTTCCCAAACCCCCCGAATCTTTGTTATCTCCACCCTTATGACATCCCCAATTTGCACCCAATGCCAGGCGTTAGCCGAGTTGTCTCTTACCAAGCGAGGTGAGTATTGGTTGTGCGAGACTTGCATGGAGCAGTTTGAGATAACCCCCGC